GCAACAGTGCCTACTGGGTTAGCAATCAGTGGAAACCCTATCACTTCTAGCGGAACTCTAGCATTCTCTTATGCCGCTGGCTACTCTATTCCTACTGATACCAAGCAAGGTAACATCAAATTTACCCTCTGGAGTTACATACTCATCTACCATCTTACCTGTGGTTTTCATCTTAAGATAGATTCTACCATCAGGAGCCGGCACTGGTTCTCCATGAGCTAAAATGATAATGTTTTTACCTGCTAAGTCAATTTTCTCTATGGCATCAAAGATTCTACCCATAAAGAAGCCAATCTGTTTAGGAGCATCCCAACCCTTAGCTAAAGCATTTGCCATGTACCAATTTTGCATAATGTAATTGAAGTCATCAATCACAATATTCTTGTAAGGACTTGCTGCTAAAGCAGTTAAGATTTCCTCTACAGCTTTTGCATTGTCAGTCACAACTCTTCTACCTGATTTTAGATCACCAGGTTGACACATAGGAAATGCTGTTGCACTGCCTTTGAAAGGAAGAGGTTTAGAAGTAACTGAAACAATAAATGTTTCTGCAGGATTTAGACCTTTAATTCCCAATTCAGGGATGTTACCAATACTGGTAGATTTACCAAAGCCACTTTGGGCTAAACATAGCACTTTTGCCATTCTTTTTAAATTGTTAAAGGTTCAAATTTCTTCACATCACCATACATGTTGACTCTAAAATGCTGAGGACAAATGCAATGTCTAGATTCTACTAAGTGTATGGTTCTCATGTAAGGATATAAAAGAGATTTATCAGGTCTTCTAATAGTCTTACCAAAATGCTTTGTCAAGTTAAACTTGTCATCATTAGGATTAAACATTGTGAAGATATAATTGCTATCCTCACTAAGATTACCTGTCTCTTTGATATCATCAGACTGTGGAAACAATCTGTCATCATCATACTGTCTTCTTCCAATATCACTTACTGACCTATTAAGGTGGATAATATGCACAAAAGTGAAATTGCAAGTGTTTCTAAATTCTACAGCATATTCTGAGAATTTATCTACAGTTTCTTTTGGTTTAAAACCTCTCTCAGGAAGTAGCTTTCTTAAATGGTCAGTAATAATGATGACATACTTCTTAGGATTATTAGGTTTGTACCCAATCATCCTTGTAAATGTTTGTCCATCTTTTACTGTTTGTTTGTAGAGAAACTCACCATTCTCCTTAGCATACTCAATAAGATAGTTTCTTACTCCAGTAGGATTGTCCTTGATTTCCAAGAATTTAATCAATCCCTTAGAGACTTTTTCTCCTCTCTCATTGTATTCTCCAAATAAAGGGATAATTCTAGTCTTGTAGACAGTTTTGATTTTCTCAATAATGTCTTCCGGAACTCTAATAATCTCTTTTGAAGCATCAGGGTCTTGAGTGTCATACTCTAATTCACCCTTCAGAAAAGCAGAGGATAAATATACAAAATTATTTCCTTTGTAGAGCTTTCCAGGAGGTAAAAATATCTGATAAATGCCAAAATCTGAGTTCAGAAAATGGGCAACAAAATCAAATTCTTTACTAACCCTATCAATCTCATAGGAATTGTAGATAAACTCCACATCAATTAGCTGACTATTCAGATTTTCATATTGATGATTAAGAGTTTCCCTTGTTTCAGGATCAGTTGTATTAGCTAATCTAGAAACAATAGCTTCCATAGAAGCTTTCAATTTGGCATTAGTAGTCATCACATAAAGGGCAGGCTCTATACAAAAGCCTACATCTACTAAAGTTGACTTCCCTCCCTTTGGGGCAGCTCCAACAGTGTAAATTCTTCCTCTTTGGATTCCATTAATTGCCTGAGAGATAGCTTTAAGACCTTCCCCCATAGGAAGGCCTTTATTGCTACCTTTTTGACCTGCTTTGAATGCTATTTCAAAATTCATTATTGCATTCTTGAAGTTATGTCATCTACATGATTAGAAGAAGTATCAGAGATTGCTTCTCTATACTTTTCTATCCAACCAAGTAAAGCTGAGGTTCTATCTCTACCAACACCTTTGCTGATAAAGTAATGAGAACTAATAAGATAGTCAGCATTACTTAAACTCTTAAAGTACATATTGGTAGCTTCAATTACCTCTTCTTTTCTTACATCAGGATTGTCAGCAAAGAATGCTTTCATTCTTGTAACAACATCCTTGTCTGGGCCTTTTCTTTTGCTATTTATTCTTTTAAACTCTGCATTCCATTGAATAACCCATAGCCATCTATCTTGCAGATCTTCATCTACAAATAAAGGCACATGCCACACCACTTCTCTATTAGAATCAAGGCCCAGAATGTTAGTCACATTCATTCTTTGTACTAAGAGTGGTGGTGTATAAGAAGGTCTGCAGTTAAAGAAAATAGACAAAAGATAAGCAATACCATCTTCTACAGGAATATTGAACTCAGTCAATACTGTCCTAATTTGAGGGTTTATTTTCATTGTCTTTCTTTTTTAAAGATTCTACAAAATCTAATATCTTTTTACATTCAGTAACACTAAAAGAGGTATTGTAGTTGTTTAAAAACATATACCTATCTACTGTTACTATTGCACTTGTTAGGTTAATTTCTTTAAGCTGTTTTACTTCTTCTGCTGTAATTTGCTTAAATTTTCCTTTACCTAAATGTCTGTAGTAGCCTAACAAACTCATAATCCAAATCTTGTTTTAAATTGTGGAAATCTCACATAATTAATCTTAGATTTATTCAAGTTTTCTACAGCCTTTTCAAGCCATTTCTCATCTTGAGTGCCTTCAGAGACAACAATGTAAAGATGAGCTTCATGACCAGGTCTGAACCTGATTAATCTACCAATTCTTTGCACTAAGTCTTTTTCCTTAGAGTTAAGCTGACCAATAATACCTGAATCTACTCCAGGAAAATTATGACCCTCATTTACTGCTTTCACACAAGATAATCTATTGATAGTTTCATTCTTGAAAGCATCATAATGTTGATTACCGGATTTAGAGTGATAGTAAGTAGGACATACATATTCAGCTTGCTCAATGTTACCACAAAAGATAATAGTTCTATCATCTTGTGGAATAACTCTATCAAGTAAAAACTTGATTACTTGAGTTTTAGAAGGTATTTTGTAGATAAACTGCATTCTGTTAAGAATAGCAAATTTAAGTCTAGCTTTACCTTGTGCAGTTTCATCAAACATAGACTGCTGAACTCTTTTGTTATGATAAGCATAAGAAGCTGCTTCAGTAGTCATAAATGGTTTAGCTTTAGTACCACCTGGAATATTCTTGGTTGTAGCATCTAAAGGCACTGTAATAACAGTGATTTTATATGGTGCCACAAAACCTAATCTTACAGCTTGGTCTAAAGTAAGCTCATAGACAAGTTTAAGACCTAGATCTGAAATGATTTGTCTTTTAACTTTATCATCAGGAGGAGTTGCAGTCAATAAGACTATGTTTTCTGCTCCATTATTGATAAAGAATTCAGAGCTTAACTCTGTGATATTGTGGCCTTCATCAAGAATAACTAATTCAAAATCTTTGTTTTGAACTTTAGATGCAGAAGCATAACAAAGTCTTTCTGTTTTATCCCACAAATTTCCAGCTTCCCACTTGTTGTACTCTTCTAACCAGTTTTGGTCTCTGAGTTTTTCAGTAGGAACAATTAAAGCAATGTCAGAAACAGAAGGTTTATTATAGAATTTAGCTAACTCAACTGCTACTCTAGACTTACCGGAACCTGTAGCCATAGCTACCATTCCTCCTCTATTGTTTACAACAGCCTGTATGGCTTCATTCTGGACCTTTTCTCTGACTTTATTTACAAATTCAACTTCAGCTAAAGGTTCTGTGATTTTCTCTCTTAGAGCCTCTATTTTGTCAATATAGGTTAGAACTGATTTTGGGTTTTGAAAGAGTTCCTCCAACTCTCTAAAATACTTTCTCATGATAAATACGGATTATTATACCCTATTGCAAGGATAACTGATTTAAGTTCTTGTTGTACTCCTTTCTTTCTAAAATCTTGTGCAAGTCTTATAAAGAGAGGATGATTTTCATCTTTAATGATAACAATAGGATAAGCTGCCATTTCAAGGCAATCTTCTATTATCTGCTCATCACTGATTTCTTCAAATACTGCAACAGGAATGTGTAAAAAGAATTGGAAGAAGTCTGTGTAATTAATGAGCTTCTGCATAATTTTTGCCTATATCTATAGAAATACCAAGTGGCACATTAAGGCATAATGCTTTGTTAGTGAGTTCTATAGCTTTGTTAAGTTTTTCTTTGATTGTTTCTTGGTCTTGTTTTAAAAATGCAAAACCAATCTCATCATGATACTGCAAGCTTATATTAATACCTTGTTTTCTCACATTTCTAATATGAGTGTCAAAGCAATAAACTCCTGTACCTTGATTGTGAGTACTAAATCTGTCTTTAGGTTGTCTTAAAGAATACCAAAAGCCACTAACAGGATTGTATAGCCACATTTGTCCTCTGACTTCTTTGTAAACACAATCATTCACAACTTGTTTTACAGACTTGTTTCTATCCCAATAAATTTTATGTAGAAGAGTTGCTTCTTCTAAACTCATACCTGTAGTAAGAGAGATTTTAGCTGGTCCGGCACCATAAATACCTGAAAAGTTTACAACTTTAGCCTTGCTTCTTACCTTCTTGTAAGATGTACCTTGTTCTCCTTTTGTGGCTTCAAAAAGCTTATGCTCATTTACCTGTTCAGGTGTAAGCATACCTGATAGTACAGCAATATCAAGATGAGGGTCAAACCCTGGCACTCTCATTTGTGTCACATATTCAGGATCATAGAAATACATGTAGTGTTGTTTAGTAGTATCTTCCAATGAAGACATATCACTACCACAAAATAGATGGTTATCATCAGGAGCTATAATAGCACCTCTGATTTCCTTACCATAAGGCTTATCTACAGAAGGTAAGTTAGCTACAGGCTTTTTATGTTTAAATCTAAGAGTATTAGTAAAACCTGCTATTTGAGCTTGCATTTTACCTTGCTCATTAGAACATTCTAAGAAGCTATTTAGTACACCAATTCTATGTTGAAGCATAAATAATCCTTTTAGATTTTCAAGAACAGGATGTGTTTCAGCAAGTACTACAATGTTAGGACATAACTTTTTGTCTTTGTCTTGTATTTGAGGTACTGCTCTTGTACTATCTCCTTCTTTTACATAGTTGAATACTGTAGGTTGCCAGCCTAAACTGAATAACCAAGCTTTTAACTGTGTAGTTGAAGTAGGATTAGGTTCTTCTGTAGATTTAAGAATAGATACTTCTCCATCAAAATCTGCTTCTAAGTCATTATCAGCTAGAAGTTCTAACCAAGTTATGCCGGCTTTAGTCAATTCTCCTTTGATATTGTACATTTTAGCAGGTCTTTTTTTTGTAGTGAACTTTTCTATTTTAGGCATAGCCTGAGCAAGATTAAATTTCTTTTCATCTACAAGAGTATGCAAGGTTTGCAAGGTTTGTTGACAATAAGCTCTGTCAATAGTAAGAGGATTAGCTTCTTGCTCTGCAGCACAATCCAATTTCCAAGTAAGATATGCCATTAGTCTATGATAATCTTCACTTTGATAAATCTCTTTGAGATAAGCTATAAAGTTTCCAAAGATTATTGTATTAATGACAACATCTGTTCTACATCTATTGATGTAATCTTCAGCATCAAGATTTTCCCAATCTTTAATGATAGGTTTTGCTACACCTACTCTTTCTCCCCATACCTCTAAACCATGTTCAGCTTCATTTGGGTATAAATACCAAGACAAACCTAAAGTATCTATTATTTGACCTTGATGAGTATAACCTGTCAGCTTTTTAATAGCAGGAAAGTCATATCTCTTAACATTATGGCCTACAAGAATATCTTGAGTAGATAGAAAATTAGCTAATTCCCAAGGATTTGTAATAATAGTTTCTCCAAGAAATTGATTGTCTTCATAAGTATGAGCTACAAGACAATGAAGTCTAGTAAGAGTATCTAGCAAACCATCTGTTTCAATGTCAAATACTGTGTACTTCATAGTTAAAAATTGAATAGGTTTCTTTCTTCCATGTCTTTAATGACATTTTCTATCATGGGTTTAACCATGTATTTGCTAAGAACTTCTCTTGCCCTATCTTTTCTCTCATCTACAGTAAGAATGTATTCATTAAGCAAAGCTTTTTCTACTCTTTCTTGCATTACAACAAGTTTATTTGTAGCATCTTGAGCACTTTGGCCATCAACTTCATCTTGAATTTTAAAGACTTTGCCAATAAATTCTTCAAATTTAGTTTTGCCATTTTTAAGGAAAGACTTGATAGAGCCATATACATAACCTTGAGATTCTAGAAACTCTATTTTCTCAATAATCAACTGTAGTAAAACTACAAATTGAATATTATGATCTTGCTCTTTCTTTTTAAGTTCTTCTTTAGTTAACATAATCTATCTCATTGATAAATAAGTTGTTATAGATTCTGCCACTTTTCTCAGAACCAATAAAAACAAAGCCAATTTGTACTTCATCTCCTTTTCTGATACCAAGCTTTTCAATTCTTGCTATCATAGCATCTCTTACTTCAAAGAAGCCTTTTTGGTCATCTTCAGTAATGATAGTGACAATAGCTCTTTTTCTTGTGGGTTTACCTTCAACAGTAATAAGTTCAGGTTTGGACATTGATTGGAAATATCCAGTAAACATTGTGAGTTTCTTTTTACTCATGGGTTAAAAAATTATGGTTAATAAAAAAATTAGGGTTACAAATATAAAGTATATATGTTAGTACTCCTAAAGTAAAAAAAGAAGAAAGTGAGGAATAAATCCACACTTTCTCTTTTTGGCTCAAAAATTACAAGGCATCTTGCTCTGCTGTAACATTTTGTCTAACACCTGAAAGTTCTACTCTCATTTCAGGAGTTGCATAGAAATCTGCAGGATCTGCAGTTCTCATGTCTTCATCAGCTTTTGCAGTAGCCTTAAAGAAGGTTGCTTTGTACTGAGGTTTACCATTGTTCAAAATCAAAGCACCTGCTTGTGGATGTCCTTCTGGATATCTCACAGCTTGTCTATCAGCAATGATATCTATTGTAGTCAAACCAGCTTTGATAGCATAGTTTTGATTATCAGATAAA